TTATCAGGAGAGAACATGGTCTTATGAATTACACCCCAAGTGGGAGCAAAGAAAATAGATTCTATCTCTAGACCTTCAGGTGTCTTTGATCCATTAGAATCAACAACAATACAAGTGGCAGTCTCAAATCCTGAGTTGTAGAAACCACATGCAGCGTGTGTCATATGGTGCTTCTTTCTGTAGTCATACAGTGCGGCACCAGGAAACTTTCTCTTGACAGCAGACAACATCTTGATGTTATCAACCTGCTTGTTACCACGTTTCCAAAAGGAATCTGCCAAAGCAATGTGCTCTATTCCCTCAGGCAACATATCAAGTAGAGACCTGATGTCATAGTCATACTTTACATAGGAAACACGCTCTGCCTCCAGGTACCAAACAGGTTTACCATCCTCAAGTAGACAAGCAGATCCATTATTAGACAGGTTCAACCCTAGGAGCAAATTTTTTGCCCGAGTTTTTTTCCCACTTTTCTGTAAATGAAAAGTCATTTTCGCACCAGCTTTCCAACCTCTGGAAAGTATAGGTATGGTATATCAGACTCATAGAATGTTTTGAATGCATCCTGCGGAGACTCTACTAATGGTTCACCTGCCAGGTTGAATGAGGTGTTGAACAGCATTGGGATGCCTGTCTTGTCCCAGAATGCACTGATTAGTTTGTAGTAGTGCTCGTTCTGCTGCTCAGTAACAGTTTGAATACGACAAGTCTTGTCGATGTGCAGGACACCTGGAATCAAATGCCAACCAGGTGGACGTGCATCCATGGCATACATCATGAACGGAGACTCGTCAAGTCCACGCATGTAAAACCAATCGTTTGCATATTCAAGCATGACACTGGCAGCAAATGGTCTCCAGTGCTCACGCTTTTTGATTAGATTGACGGTCTTCTGTGCTTCATGATCACGAGGATCATACAACAAAGATCTATTTCCAAGAGCACGAGGACCTGCCTCTGATCTGCCTTGGAACAATGCAACCACCTCTTTACCTGCGATGATGTCTGCTACATCTTTGTAAGTTACATCGTCACCGTCAACAAAGGAGAGATCGTATTCAGGACCGAGGTACAGTGTTCTCATAATGTTCCAATAGAGCAGAACCGATGGCAAGACCGCCATCATAAGCAAGGGGATCTACATACAAATTTATACCAGTTTTTAGGAGATGATGGTTAGCAATACAGTTGAGGAAAAATCCTCCTGTAAGAACCACGTTCTCCTTACCGGTCAATTCATATGCTTTCTCAAGCATGAACATAGCATGTTCCTCAGCAGACTTTTGTAGTCGATATGCTAAGTCTTCAGGGTGCCACTCATGCCCAGTATACCTGGTGGTATTACCTTCTGGACTGAGTTCAGTAGAGCACACGCTATGCCCATTGTCAATCTCAAATAGATCTATAGGTGCTGCACCGTAGGTGGACAGACCCATGGTCTTACCAGCATCAGTTTCATCAAACCCACAGTATCGTGACACTCTACGATACGCCTGACCAACGCTGGTCCTATTGCTGTAAAAGTTTTTACCGTCCCAGAAAGAAGAATCTAACTTTTTAGACTCATCTTCGCTCCAGAACGTAGAGTAATGTTTGAAGACTGACTCAAACTTTCCGTCGTTTACGTCAAAAATACTTTCAGTCTCACAGAACTTCAGATCTTTATGATGGTGTAGAGAACCTTTACCATCCATGACGATGACAGCAGCATCTTTGAACTCAGAGTTGTAATATGCATTCGCTGCATGGCATTCATGATGCCTGTCACGATAATCTTTTAGTGGAAGTCCTTTTTCCTTGACTAGATCAATGATTTTGTTTGCCTGCTTGGTTCTAAACAGGTATTTTTTCAAATTATATGTGGTATAGCAGTCACATATAGTGACCACACCAATAGAATCATCTAAAAATTGAGTCGCAGCAGTCAGAGCAGATCGATCTCTCTTGACACGACTCAATCTTTCTTCTTCAATGTAGAATTGAACCTCACCATCCTCAAGGATGGCAAGAGACCCATTATGCGACAGATTTATTCCGCAGATTCTACCCATTCCAATGCCTCACTCACAGAAGGATACTGTTCAATGAAAATCTTCTTACATGCATGGGCGATGTCCATGTGCTCCTTCTGAGTGCCATTTTCAGACCTCAGATTGATGTAATGGATCCATGACCTACATGAGCCTGTCATGTAAATTTTGGTGGGTGTACAGAGTGGAAGCACCATTCTTGCACATTCTTTTGCTACCCCCTCCTCTAGCATCTGATTGTAAAGCGATTGTGCAGAGGAGAATAGAGTTTGCATCTGTAACTCTAATTTCTGAACAGTATATGGATCCAAATCATCAATACTATTTTGCCTGTTCTTAGTATCCTGACGACGCATTGCAGGAAGAGGAATGTTATCCTTCAGCAATTTAGTGTCAGCATATCTTTGGGAGAACTCTTGGAATGTGAATGAACGGTGCCTCAAAATTTGAGCTGCGATTGCTCTAGTTGTAAAGATCTCCAAAGTCATTGTTGATTGCTCAAACACACTCCAATGGTTGTGCTTGATACAATACTTCAGTAGACCAGAATACTTTTCATTCTCTTGATTAGCAGGATTGCTCACACGAGCAATGTACGCCATCATCTGCTCAGAATCAGGAGTAACGCTGATAAGTTCTACTGTCATGGACCTTCGTAAATTTCGTCGTAGTTTTGCTCAACAGGGTCACACTCGTCGAAACGATAAGACTCCACGTCAGAGTAGACCTCTGCTTTGAGAGCACTGAGAAGCATTTCCAAATCGGAAACAATGATCTTGAGTTTGTCTCGTTCCATGGTTTTATTATAAAACAAAAAAGGGAAGGTGTCAAACCTTCCCTTAGTTATACAAGATCATTTGTCTAACAAATGTATCTCACCTTTTGTAAGTGCTTCCACGATAGCAGAAAGTCCCATGAGACTCTTTGCTTTCTACACAACGTGTGTCATACTCCACTCCACGGTATGTGGTGTGATGAATTTGTGCGTTGTGAAGAGCAGATGCTTTGACGATCTGCTTCTGGATCATTTTTAGTGTGTTCACTGTAGGTACTCCTAAAGTAGTTGGATTTTTAGGTCCGTTCCTTTAGTCGTTTGCGTCCCAATAACACTCAGGAGTTGCCTCCTTCATGGTCTCTACAAGTTCAACTTTCAACGAAAGAGGAAGATCCTCATTCGCTTTCATCCGTAGCATAATGCTATCGGCTTGCTGACATGTGAGCGAGGTATACAGTAGTATATCAAGCATTGGGATGAACGGCTCCGTTCCGCGACTTACTTGCGTCCCCGAAGGGATGAACGATTCGCATGATGTTATATTATATAGAAAAGAACATCAGCATCAATTGCTAAGTCTCTTCTTTCCGCAGTAGTCCGCACAGATGTGTGGTCTACTACTCCAAGAGTCTACCAGAGTATGCTGAAAAAAGGGAGTCTGTAAAACATCTTGTAAGGATTGATGCTCTAGGGAGATGGTTTTGATACCACCCTGCTCCTCTATCAAAGGGATCACGTTGTCCCAAAAGACCTGCTGCATATACTCTGCACCCACTCCCTTGTTTGGGTTTTTGATGTCACGGAAGACAGCAGGTGCATCAGGGTCATTATCAATATAATATCCAGGATAGAAAAACCTGAGACGTGACTGATGGAAGCAGCAAGCATGCACCACACCCCTACTATCGATCCTCAGTTGACCAGGACTACCTTTGCTATGCTTATAGCGGCACACCACCTCTGAGTCCTCTGCTACGGGTTCTGGGTGGTACACATGGTCAGGATCGTCTGCTACCTGTAGGGTATGCACCTTATCTCGGTATGAATACGTAAATTTACCGTCACCACGACCACTAGCGTCATACATATCATTGACCCGAGTATGCTGAAAGTCTTTGAACTTCCATAGTTTACTCAGCGTCTTACATCTTTTTATCTGATGTTGGTTGTGTTTGAAGACTAGCATCCTCCAAACAGCAGGACCACCTGCCGCAATGAATGCTTTAGCACTCCTCATTACTTTCTTATAGTCCACGCCTACACGGTAATGCTGCAGTGTATCTTCTAGACCATCAATAGAAAAGATGAGGAAACTATCTTTATGTGATGCTCCCATGAGAGCACCAAGTCTTCCCCAAAATGCATCGTCACGAGTGCCTCCATTGGTACTCATCTGGAAAACAATATTGGGATTTGACTTTAGAGTATAGGCATATATTTCAAGCAGATCATCACACAATGTAGGCTCACCAAAAGACCCTTGGAAGTAGATCAACTCTGTCTTCTCAAGGGTTTTTTGAGGGAACCATGTCTTCCACTGATCAAGAGAGATCTTTGACAAGTTCATTGATGGGTCAGGTGCAAGCACCGCAACTTCATCATTGTATGATGTCTTATGCCTAGCACACAGAGGACACTTGGAGTTACAATGATCTGTTAGATCAATGAGAAACTTCACTTGTCACGCCAGTGAATCTCAGGGTATGCTTTTTCTACAACGCTACGAGTAATGCGATACTTACTCTGCAGTTCACTGTCTTTGGTCAGAGTAACAATCTCTGCTTCGTCAGCATGGAGTGACTCTAGGAGTTGAATCAACAAGGTTTCCCGACGCATCTGAGATAGTTTGTCGTTACCACCACGGATAAAGTTATACAGTGACCTCCACTCATGTACTAGACGAGTGTGACCATCAGTACCAGCAGGAGACTCGTTCCTCTTATAGGGAACATCTCCTTCGGGGATAGCAGACTTGATTCCCTTGTCAAAGTTCCAGATAAGGATTGCCTTTACATCATCCCGTTTGTGTTGTTCAAGTAGTTCAACCTTTTTATCCACAGTCTTGGCACCATGCACTGCTTTGAACAGTTCAGAGACCAGAGGATTGCTAGGAAGTTTGGACGTTGCCATAATTAGTCTTCAAATTCATCGAGGTAGGGGGTCTCACCTTCAAATCGGAAAGAGATTAGAGTGTCGGCAACAGGATTACCATGCTCATCAAACATCTCAGGGTGAGAATACTGGGGAGTTACATCGTGGATGTAAGTACGGACTAGGTACCCAATTACTAAACCAATTGCAATTGTTTGTAGCATGATCACCACAAACATTGCGAAAAAGACAGTAGTTGAATCGAGCGCCATGCTAATTCTCCCTTTCTATATGTAGCGAAAATCTCTTGCCAAATATTTTGAAAAGAGGTACTAGTTTGTAGGGGTGTTTCCTTCTATTATACATGAGAAGGGTGCCCTTGTTTATCAAATCATCTCCAGAGTTTGAAGATGATGGAGTGTCTCTTTGCATCCACCAATTGCTTTGTTGTTGATAGAGACTTGTGGGAAGGTAGCACCTTCCTCAAACTCATTGTAGAATTGATCTTTTGTGAAATCTTTGTCAAGTTTATACTCAAGGTATTCAATGTCAACTGACACTAGTAGTTGACGAACCCTATCACACCACTGACAGTCGTCCTTCGAGTAAATTACTGCTTGCATTTACCAACGATTTTGGTTGAGTTTTACTATGTTACCGACGACAACAAAGCGGTCGATCCCTTCAGTCATCTTTTCCACACCGTGCATAGCATAGGATGGATACAGCATAATGTCACCACTTTTTTGACATTCAGGATAGATTTTTTTATCTCCAACCTGAAAGTAAAACAGTTTGGTGTCAGGAACATCAACAAAGTGAACCCACGAAATCAATTGACGTGGATCCTCGTAGTGATTGTGAACATCAATGACCGCTTCAAGGTCACGTTTATATAGTTGTCCCCAGATACTACTGTAACTATAAATGGTCTTGCCCATAGGCAATCCAATGTCACCAAGGATTTTCTTTAGTTTAGGGACATAAAGTTGTAGAAGATCTTTGTCAACAAAGTTACCTTCAACAGTTGGTGCTTTATTGTTTGGGTTCTTATGAAACCCAGTGTAATGTTGTCCCCAGTTTTTTCTATTCTCAATCGAGTCCTCTCCTCCCTTTAGGAAGAAAGAGTCATCGTATCGTTCCTTGAGAGTTTTTATAGTATCTTCCGGAAGTTTCCACTTCTCAGAATAAAGAATCATTATTAGGGATAATCAAAGTTACATCTACACCAGAAACTACCGACCCAATGGCTTTTGCCATTGCCCGGTAGCCTGTACCAACATAAATTTGACCTGACACTACTGAGACTGTTGCAATACCCCAGAACCAGTAGTACCAGCGAGATTTTACTTGATACTTTTTCATGAAAGACAGATCAACTTAGATATTATAGGGTATCTAAGTTACCTTGTCAATCTTTACTCAGGACGCTCTGGAAAAGCACCGGTCCTTGCCTTCTCGCGATTCATAAACTCAAGATCCGCTTTGACTTCTTTCTTAGCAAGTTCTTGCTTACGATAGAAGTCCATTCCAACGTCATGCTGTTCGCGATCAATGCGTTTCCAAATACGCTCACGAAAACGCCATGCTGGCGATTTAGCGGAGCGATCAATCGCCTCACCAGTGCCATCCAAGACCATGTTTCCATTAGAATCCATGGTCAACTCACTCCGAACTTCAGAGGAGGAAAGCGAAGAACAGGCTTTAGAAACCGACATGTCTACGTTTTACGACTGTTATACATTGATATTTAGTAAAGGTTCTCCTCTTGCTCAGTAAGAATAGTAACGTCAGAAGTTGGGTAGGAGACACAGGTCATCAAGAAACCTGCTTCTAGTTGATCATCGTCTAAGAATGACTGATCACTTTGATCTACAGTACCCGATTCAATTTTTCCTGCACAAGTGGAGCAGGCACCTGCACGGCAGGAGTAAGGAAGATCAATACCTGCCTCGTCAGCAGCATCAAGGATGTATTGATCATGAGCACACTCGATAGTGTGTACTTCTTCAGGAGTCTTGAGAGTAACAGTGAACATAGGATTCATTGAACGTGAACGGTGCCAGTCATACCTGCACTTTGGTGAGGTCCACAGAAGAAGTTATAGTCTCCTGCATCAGCAAATACAACGTCTTGTGATTCTCCAGGAGCAAACAATAGTGATTCTCTAGAAAGATCAGGACGTGCCTCTACAATAATATTATGTGGAGGTAGTGATTCATTGATAAAATGAACCGTATCACCTACAGAGATTGTAATCTCATTCGGTTCAAATACTAGGTTTCCATTAGCACCCATCGTTACATCCACTGCCCATGCAGGTAAAGCAAGGAACAGTGAAGCGATTAGCACAAATAAAGGCTTCATTTGCAATTCGCAGACACGTTATGTATCTGAGTATAAACTCTCACATATAATTGTATCACATAAAAAACCTGGGTGTCAAATTTTTGCCCGAGTTTTTTTTCCTGTTTCTAGGAAACTAATTATCGATTTTGGTTTCCTGATCTTTTCTGAAGTTAGGACGTTGCTTATCGTAATTACTCCACTTGTTATACAACTCTGACCTCTTGTCTTCACGTGGATCATGGATGATATAACTTTCATCACCACGCTCTGGGAAGAAGTCTTGCATCTCTCCCTCACGATCCAGGTCGAGGGTGATGCAGTGTAGTCCACCGTCCCAGAAGTAACGATGCCTAAAGTTCACCACGTGACCTGTAATTCCATGCCTATCAAAGGCATCAAAGACAGTCTTGTTATATCCATTACAGATAACATTCTTCTCGTCAACCACAAGCATGTTGACATCAAAGACACTCTCTTCAACATAGATTACCCAGTCATTCAACCAAGTGTCTATGAATTCAGTCAAAGAATCATTGTCTTCTTCTCCAGGAACCCACCAGCGTCCCTTATTTTTCTTCTTCATCTTCAGGAAACCATCCACCTGTTTCCATCCAGCACCTTGAAGACGCACAACCTCCCAATCAGGGAAAGTTTCACCAAAGAATTCAGGTTTACTAATAGAAATCAACAGTCCTGGTTTGACTGGGGTCAAAGCACCATCACCATGTCCAGGAACATACAGAGGGTGTCGTCTAAACTCAGGGAACAGACGCTCCCATTTCTCCATGAACTTATCTTGGTTCGCAAGGTTCATGATGTTATTCAAAGAGAAGTATAGATCTCTGCCACAACTAATTACTGCAGCACTATTGACGTACTGATTATATACAACTTCCCCACCCTGTTCTTTGAACCACTTCTCTGCATCCTGATACTCATTATATTCTTTGTTGACCCTGTGAGGGTCACCAATTGTATTAGTAACAGCACTCAAGCACAGTCTCTCCATGTCCTCCAGGTCTAATCCAGCTAGTAGTCCACCCAAACTATAAGTATTCCCATCCCGACGCTGTGAACCATAATTCAAATAGTAATCACGCAACTCCTCAATAGGATTAGTATTCTCAACACCTCTAGCAGGTTTCATCATATCAAGGATGAACTCTGCAACCAACTCAGCACCCGGTTGCAACCACTCATGCTTACATTTTGGATTATGAAGACCATTGATCATCTCGCGAAGATCAACGTTCTTCAAGTAATCACTGTTAGGCATGTATAATTTATTACCAATCACCGCAAGGTGATCCCGTGGAATCATTGCCGAAGGATACTTAGCTTCGTATCCACAGTTATGATCCTTCTCCCAGTCGTCAGAAATATTAGTTCTAATTACATTGACACCCAACTCCGTCAGTTTGTCACAGAGTTTTTGATAATCTTCCTCAGTTTCTTGAGCAATCTTCTCCATCCCAGCACGTGCTTTGGGATCTTTGATATAAGAATAAAACTCTGGAGGATATGACCGACCTACCAAGCACGTTTTTAGTTTATCCCACGGTTGATATACTGATGGCATAACAATATTAGACCTGCATTATTTAGAACGCTCTGGGAAAAAGTCCTGCCTTTCTCCTTCGCGATCCAGGTCAGTAGTAATACAGTGTAGTCCACCGTCCCAGAAGTAACGGTGCCTAAAGTTGACCACGTGCCCAGTCACACCATGCTTCTCAAAGAAATCAAAAACATCTTTATTATAGTTGTTGACGATGACATTCTGCTCATCAACAACAAGCATGTTGACATCAAATACAGTCTCCTCAACGTAAATGACCCAGTCATTCAACCAAGTGTCTATAAATTCAGTCAAAGAATGATTGTCTTCTTCTCCAGCAACCCACCAGCGTCCATTATTTGGTAATGAATTTTTCATGTTGGAGAACTCTTCTACTTGAGACCAACCTTGCCCACCGATATTACAAACATCCCAACCAGGGAAAGTTATATCAGTGTGCTTTGGATCGCCAATACTAATCAAGCACCCAGGTTTGATTGGTGCCAATGCTCCGTCAGAATGTCCAGGGAAATGTAGTGGATGGATTCTATAATCAGGGAACATCTTCTGCCATTTCTCAAGAGCATAGTCCTCATTGATATAAGTAAGAATATTATTGATGGCAAAGTAAAGATCCTTTCCACACTTGATTGTCGAAGCACCATTCACATACGAATTATAAACAACCTCTCCTCCCTGTTCTTTGAACCAATTCTCTGCATCTTGAAACTCATTGTATTTTTTATTGACTCGACGTGGATTGCCAATTGTATTTGTCGCAGCACTCTCACATAATCTAGTGACATCATCAATGTGCAATACCTGCATCAACCATCCAATAGGAAAGTCTTTTCCATCTGTCAAAAACTTATGTGCTTCCTCAACAACCTCTTTAGATGCGGCAGCCTGACCTTTAGAACCACGACCAGGTTTGACAAGATCTAAAAGATACTCACTGAGGACTTGTGCTTCTGGTTGATTTTTTGCGTACTCAGCATTGTCCCGGATAGCATAGATCATATGTTCGACATTTATATCCTCCAAATAATCATGATTCGGCATGTATAACTTGTTTCCCAGAACCATAGTATGATCACGAGGGATCATGGCAGAAGGATAGTTAGCTGTGTACCCCCAGTTATGATCCCTCTTCCAGTCGTCAGAAATATTAGTTCTAATTACATCAACGCCTAACTCAATAAGTTTATTGGACAGTCTTACAAAATCCTCTTCAGTTTCTTGTGCAATCCTTTCCATCCCAGCACGTGCCCTAGGATCCTTGATGTAACTATAAAATTCAGGAGGGTATGATCTTCCAACCAAACATGTTTTCAGTTTATCCCATGGTTGATTTACTGAAGGTGACATAGCATAAAAATACCTGCTCTATTTAGAGAACAGGTAGATGAGACCAGGGATGATGATGAAAAACTGTGGAAGGAAATTCATGACGATTGCACGTTCCTTCCACTTGAATCCCACGTATGTCCAACCACTAGCACCTACAAGTTGGAGGATACTATTCCAGGGAGTCCACCCCATCACATGAAAAACCATAGCGATGAGGATGATGGTTGCAGAAAACCATTTGATTTGTTGAACCATCAGTCAATAAAACCATTCTCCTCTAAGTATTGACGTGTGAGTGGAGTAGGTTCATATTCCTTCCACATTTGACCAGCAGCACAGGCATTCAATGCATTCATGGTCATGTGTTCAGTCTTACCTGCCCACATTGCTTCCTTCTCCCATGGAATTGCTCCTGGTTGAAATGCATAGGTCCTACGTGCCATCTCTTGCCACATCTCAGGGACAGCATCTTCGGGCAAGATAATAGCAATCAAACTATTATCAATCGTTCCTGCCATACAATCTTGTGCTGCATGCCATCCTTCATGTCTCATCACACTCATCAGAATGTGTGGACGACCCATGAATGTTTTGTTTAGATAGAAGTTATTACTTACAGTATGATAGACACCACGGTGTCCTACTGGGAAATACTTTTCGTCAGCAAGATATACCTTCACACCAACATGACTTAGTGAAGACATCATGTGGTTGAACTCTGTTGCCACTGAAGTAAATGCTTCAGGGTTGTCATAATTTGTGGAGACATCCAACAAACTATGCACTTCCTTCACATCATCGGTGCATTCTTGAAGGAGCATACACCCCATAGAATGATTGCTATAGTAGTCATCCTCTTCAATAGGATCTGCCATTGCAGGGAGAGCACCGCCTAACAGGAGCCCTGCCAGAAGAAATTTGAACATAAAAAAGGGGGGTCGTTAGACCTCCCTAATATAGCACAGTCATCTAGATTTTGCCAGAGACTATAGCGGCGACGATATATTATTATTTAGATAATCTTTCTCAGTTTGATAGGGATGTGTATCACCTGTGTATAGTTTGTACCCTTCAATTAGATCAGGTACTAACCATTCATGAACTGGAGCACATGCTTTCCAATTGATGGGTTGGATGCAGTTCATGACAGCAACATTCCAAAACGCTACCAAATGTATTACCAATGTAGTCATTCGTCCTTCTTGTAAAGGTCTTCTAGTTTTTCTCTAGTTAGATCAACATACATTACTTCTTCTCCTGCTTGTGGTGCTTCAGGATGACGTGGTTTAGGGGGTTTATTCATCTCTATAGAAATAGATTGAATATTAGTCCACATCATAGCAAAAGCAGTGCCCGAAAGCACTGCAAAGCAGACAAAATAAAGGGCAAGTTCAAAGGTATTCATGAAGTCTTCGTTTTATAAGATGGTCTATTGAGAAGTTACCTGGACCACTGAGGACGATACATGCTGCACCTCCCCAGTAAAGAACTAAAAGTTCTAACAAGTAGATGTTGAATCCAGATGTAACTAGAGCATGATAAATTGCGAATGATATTGTACCTAAGATTGCTAAGGCACCCAGACGAGTGCCAAGTCCACAGATAACCATCCAACTCCCCACAACCTCAGCAAATGCTGCGAAGTATGAGGAGACGATTGGGAATGGAAGATGCAATGGTCGTACAAATGCATCCGCAAAGTTTTCAATGTTCTCTAGTTTCTCATAACCATGATGGATAAGCATAGTGCCTAACGCTATGCGAAGTAATAAGAATCCTAGAGACTGAATCACAATGCGTTACCTCTTGGTAGAACTTCTTCTGGGAATACAAAGTTCTCGTGGGGTTGGTCAACTGGTGCCAACCATGCACGTAGTCCTTCGTTGAGCAAGATATTTTTCGTATAAAAAGTCTCGAACTCAGGATCCTCAGCGGCACGAATCTCTTGACTTACGAAATCATAAGCACGAAGATTGAGAGCCAGACCAATAATCCCAATGCTAGATGTCCAGAGACCCATGACAGGAACAAAAAGCATAAAGAAATGAAGCCAACGCTTGTTACTAAAGGCAACACCGAAAATCTGAGACCAGAAACGGTTTGCCGTAACCATTGAGTAAGTTTCCTCTTCCTGCGTAGGTTCAAAAGCTTTGAAGGTGTTTGCCTGTTCACCATCTTCAAACAGTGTGTTCTCCACTGTAGCACCATGAATTGCACAGAGCAAAGCACCGCCAAGGATACCTGCAACACCCATCATGTGGAAGGGGTTTAGCGTCCAGTTGTGAAATCCTTGGAGGAATAAGAGGAATCTAAAAATTGCCGCAACGCCAAACGACGGTGCGAAGAACCAACTCGATTGACCCAGAGGATAGATAAGGAAGACAGAAACAAAGACAGCAATAGGACCAGAGAAAGCAATTGCATTGTAAGGACGAATGCCGACGAGACGTGCGATTTCAAATTGTCGGAGCATGAATCCGATGAGTGCGAATGCACCATGCAGGGCAACGAATGCCCAGAGACCACCGAGTTGTACCCAGCGGACAAAGTCACCCTGTGCTTCTGGACCCCATAGAAGGAGAAGACTGTGACCCATTGCATCAGCAGGTGTACTGACTGCAGCGGTAAGAAAATTGCAACCTTCTAGGTAAGACGACGCGATGCCGTGGGTGTACCAGGAGGTAGCGAAGGTGGTGCCAGTTAGCCAACCACCAATTGCCATGTAGGCAGTGGGAAGTAGAAGTAGTCCAGACCAGCCGATGAAGACAAACCTGTCCCGTTTCAACCAGTCATCAAGGATGTCAAACCATCCTCGTTGGTTTTGCTGAAGCGTTGAAGCGACCATTGTTATTTACTGTAAGTGTCGTAGTTTAGGAGATCATCTTGTTCTTTTGTTACTTGATCATCAAACTGATCAATAACTCGAAGACGTTGCTCTGCAATTACAAGTCTATCCAGACAGAGATTGATTTCGTGGAGAGTATTCATATCAACTGCGTTGGGTGATACAGCAGCAGTATGAGCAGGAAGACGTTGATCCAAATGCTTTTGAATCGTTGATTTTGCATCTTTGATCTTTTCTCTGCACTGTTCTCGTAAGTGTTGCAGAGTATTGCGACGAGTATTCATGTCCAAAAAAATAGGGGACCGAAGTCCCCCGTAGTATAACAGGAAATGTTATCAACCGATAGCAGGTGCGGTGAGTGCAACAGGAGTTGACTCAGCAGCAGCAAGATCGAGTGGGAAGTTGTGTGCGTTACGCTCATGCATAACTTCCATACCCAAACCTGCACGGTTCAGAACGTCTGCCCAGGTGTTCAACACACGACCCTGACCATCAAGGATGGACTGGTTGAAGTTGAAACCGTTGAGGTTGAACGCCATCGTGGACACGCCAAGGGCGGTGAACCAGATGCCAACAACAGGCCATGCAGCAAGGAAGAAGTGCAAGGAACGTGAGTTGTTGAATGAAGCGTATTGGAAGATCAAACGACCGAAGTACCCGTGGGCAGCTACGATGTTGTAGGTCTCTTCTTCTTGACCGAACTTGTAACCATAGTTCTGTGACTCTTGCTCAGTCGTCTCACGAACCAGCGAGGACGTAACAAGCGAACCGTGCATAGCACTGAACAGTGAACCACCGAAGACTCCAGCAACACCCAACATGTGGAAGGGGTGCATGAGAATGTTATGTTCGGCTTGGAAAACCAACATGTAGTTGAAGGTTCCCGAAATGCCCAAAGGCATAGCATCGGAGAACGAACCTTGACCAAATGGGTACACCAGGAATACTGCGGACGCAGCCGCAACAGGAGCAGAGTATGCGACACAGATCCAGGGGCGCATGCCCAGACGGTAAGAAAGTTCCCACTCACGTCCCATATAGGCATAGATGCCGATAAGGAAGTGGAAGACTACCAGTTGGAAGGGACCACCGTTGTATAGCCACTCATCAAGTGAGGCAGCTTCCCAGATGGGGTAGAAGTGAAGACCAATTGCGTTGGAGGATGGGACAACTGCACCAGAGATGATGTTGTTTCCATACATGAGTGAACCAGCGACGGGTTCACGGATGCCGTCAATATCGACGGGGGGTGCTGCTACGAAAGCAACGATGAAGCAGATGGTTGCCGCCAACAGAGTTGGGATCATCAGTACACCAAACCAACCGACATAGAGACGGTTATTGGTGGAAGTAACCCACTCGCAGAACGAATCCCACGCGGAGGTTGTTTGTTGTTGTCTTGAAAGAGTAGACATTGAAAAGGGTAAGGATAAGTGCGGGGAACACTAGTATGATATTCCTGCTGCACCCTCAGCAACAGGTATTAGAGACGTTTTTATTCTCCCTATAGGTCTCGGTTTGAGGGGAGATCATTACGCTTTGTAACGTATTTGTATTTAGTATAACATGAATCCCTAACTTTGTAAAGGCAAAGTTGGAGATATCACATTACGTTCAATGAACTCAGAGTGATCATGTTTTGCGAAAACAAAGGGATGTAATCCCGTGATCTCTCTTAGTTCAGCAAGGATCTCACGTCGCTTCGTCCATTGGTCAGGTTTCCCTGCCTGTGGATGCCTTTTGCGACGGTATTGTTTTCCTTGCTGTCCAAATAATATACCACAACTACCTGCTCTGTGGAGATACTTCCCTCTTTTGTCTCTCCATAGTTCATGCCACCCATCTTCGATGAAAGTCATCTGCTTATTGGTGAACTGCTTGGCAGCATCAAACGAAATCTGATCTCGGTTGGGTCCAATCTGTGCATACTTCCACCACAGATCACCAAACTCTTCATAGTTTTCTAGACGACGCCAGATAGATCCCAGCACAGGACTGCTGTACTTCTTGAAGTCATAGTTCATCCACTTCAGGACTCGGGTGATCTCTAGTTGCTGCTCCTTTGTATTCATGGAGGACATAAACCCCTCCAAGATCTCATCGTAGTATGAGTAACGATTCACATGACGGATGACTGTGAAAGAACTCTCCTCAAAGTATCTCTTACAATTTTCTACGTATTCTTTAGTCATGATGTAGCAACCATCAATCCACACAACCTCCTCACCCTCATCAAATACTTTATGAGGATTGATCTTGACGTAGGAAGAACGGATACGAGGACAGGAATGATCACATGGAATCTCTCGGAACTCCCATGGACCTTTCCTTTCAACAGTATCATCAGCGAACATCACATACTTGACATCCGGATCGTAGTATTTTTCATCCGGTATCTCATCGTATCCATTAGTGATACAAGAGTAGATAATCATCGGTTCAATACGTTTGCATCAATCATTGATTGGAAGTTGTGCTTGTAGTACAACCTTGGAATCATACGAGTGCACCGACGTATCTCCTTGAGCATTTCATCTTCACGCTTATACTGCTCCAGATCTCCTGCTTGGGGATGCTTTCCTAAGCGATTCAACTTACCTGTTCGGTGGTCAAAATCAATACCAACCTCAGGCCAGTTGTCTTTTAGTGTATTTTTTATTGTCTGCCAGGGTAATGCAGTCAGTTGACGTGCAGTATCAAAAGAAATCTGGTCACGGTTAGGACCAATCAAAGAATACTTCCACCACAAGTCACCAAACTTACTGATCTCAGGAGTAATACGTCTCCAAATTGATGCCAGTACAGGACTGCAATAGTCTTTGAAGTTATAGTTCAGTTCCACCAATGCTTCCATGATCTCCACCATCTGTGCCTTGGTATTGAATGAAGACACGTAACCTTCCATCACTTCCTCAACAAAATTGAAGCGACAAGGATGAATCATATGAGTCTGA